AGCAGCAACATCTGCCTGAGCAAGCACGTTAAAGGTAAACGCAAAAGGCCCAGTTCCAGTATTACCTGTGAACTCAACTCGGCGTGTAACCGGATTTATTGGAATGTCAGCCATGTCATTTTCCTATGTCTATGTTTACTCTATACCAGATTTTTGCAGATGATCCAATAATTGCTTACCGGAAACCGCCTCCTGTTTGAATGATACTGGTTGGTGGCATCCAGTAAGTTGTATTGTTTTCTCGTTCTATACGGCGCTCCATGCGGCGAAGATAACCAGGGTTAATAGTTTCTTGCAGCTGATACCATACTAGATAGTTTAAGGCTTCCTTTGTATAAAACAAATTAGCAAATGGTGTATTTCCCTTGATTAAGCGAACAACATCACCCCGAAAATCCTCATCACCGCCAGCCACAACACCCTTAGCTCTTTGCAGAAGATCAATGACTTCAGCGGCAGTGCCAACACCTGGCCCAGCAAGTGTTTCTAGTGTGCCGCCGCCATATCTATTGACCTCACCAAACAGAAAATCACCATAGATCCCAAGCCCACCACCTTGAAGGGCAGCGGCAAGAAATGTCTCTGGAGATGGTGGACGCATCTCACGGCCCTTGGCAACCTCTTTAAGTTGCATGACGTAATAGCCAAGAACAGTTGTGCCGACGATGCTGTTGACGATGCCCATATTAGCGCCAACGCCGCGCTGTAGTTGCTCACGCATAGACTTAGCGCCATAGCCATACATATGACGCCCTACGCTCTTGGTGAGAGCCGTAACACCGAATGACTTAAACTGCGTGAGGAAGCGAATGCCCTCACCGGCGGCTGTGCCAGGACGATAACCGCGCCGAATGATTGCTCGCTCCCTAGCGCCAGGCGAAGGCACAGAGTTATCTGCCTCAGAAATCAACAGCGCAAACATATTCTCACGCATCTTAACGTCTGGTATTTCACCAGGCACAAGATACACGCGACCATCTGGCCCTTTCTTTGCACCCTTTCGAGCAGCTTCCCAGCCCTTCTGATCGATGCCATATGTGCCGAGAATACGTCTTAAATCATCTGGTAGCTTCGCATAGCTCTTGCTTGCTTCACGGCCAAGATCATTGGCAATCATTAGCGTTACACCACGCTTGTTGCTTTCAGTCCAAGGCTGGAGAAGATTGAGTTTGAAGAACGTAGCCATCATTTTAGAAGTTTGACCAGGCACATCATCAGCCGCGTTGAACCGGCTCATAAAATCACCTAGCTGCCCCTCAATGCCAACGCCAAGCCTGTCTGAAAAGTCACGCATCTCAGCTTTATTCATGCCCTTAAACACGGCGGTAAATCCATCACCCCAAGCATCGAGCAGTGAACGGCCTTGATAAATCCGATTAGATGCAATGAATGCCACATCAGATAGAGCAGAGATCCATGCGCCGCCCAGCTTTGCCATAGTTTGAATAGAGCGATAGAAGTGCATATAACGTGCAAGCGGAGTATGTGAGCCAATGTTCACATCTCCAGTTACTTCAGCAAGAGCTGCGTCAAAATTTATAGCAGCAGTTTCACGTTTAATTCTGCTTAGCTTCTTTGGATCGCCCCGATACTTTTCCATAAGACGCTTCTGAACACGCTCAACCATTGCTTCAGGGTTAGTGCCAAGAACTTCCATGAGAGCAGTAGCGCGAGCAGAAGACTGAATATCTTGCATAAATGATTCACGCAAGGAAGCCTTGCCAAACTTCTGGTCGTAATCGTACCAGTCATTTGGGCTTTTAAAGGTAAAGACACCGGAGGCGCTTTCCTTCTTTGCGAGATTGCCTGGCCCCTTAAACGCAAGGCTTATCTCAGTACGATCACCCTCTTTGCGAATGCCCGTTGTAATTGCCTCATATGCGCTATCAAGAAATCCCTCTATCCGATCAGGAGCTATTCCCATCTTTTCATAGTCAAGTTTGCCACGAATGTAGTTCTTCCATTCCTCTGGCCCAACCTTAACCAATCTGCGTTGATCGTGGCTCGCTCGAACAACACGACCCTCCTTTAGCATTATGTAAGATCCAGCCTGGTTCTCCCTCTGAAGAGCGGCGCGTTGATATTTAAACAATATCTTGCCCATTGCCTTAGCATCCGCAGATGCCTCAGCAACACCGACCGGCGTTTTAAGGTTAAGATCGCCAAGAACATTAGCAACCTGGCGCTCGAAGTCGCCCTTCATATTATTAAACTTTGTAAGCAGGCCAGCTTTTTTTAGATCCGCAATCATGCCGCCAGCGTATGAATTTACAAGCGCACCAGTTATTGAGTCAACGGATCGAGCAGCCCCCTCAAACGGCGCATTCACACCAACAAGAGCAGCCTCTAGGCCGAGAGATGGGTCGCCGGTCATTTCATCAGCGCGTTCTGCTAGAGCCATTAGCTTCTGCTCTTTGAGAATATTCATGTACCGATTGCGCTTTTCGATCTTCTTGGCAATCTCTGCCTCTTTTGCAATCAGCAATCCACGCTCAAAGATAGCAGATTCGATCTGATCCAAAGCACCAGCAGCTTGCCGAGCCTTCTTCTCAGCGTTTAGCTCTGTCAGGATCTCATCAAGCCCATCATCGCTCAACCGGCCTTTGTTGGCTTCATCAGCAATCTTTAAACAATCTGCCATTATGACCTCGCCACGCAAACGGTTACAGCTTCAGTGACCTCAACATACGCCTGGGCCTGAGCATCTATTTGTTCTATCTCATCGAGCTGCTTGATCTGATCTGGTGTAAGCTCACCATCCTGACGCATCTGAGCAATGATTGCCTCTTCTTGCGCGATTGGCTCATCAAGTTCAATGTCATCACCTACACGATCAAAACGTGCAGCAGCATCGAAGTCAGCAAGAGGATCGTTGTGAATATCAAGCCCGTGACGCGCGGCCATTTCTGCTTGCGTATCCATCACTCGACCGGTCACGCTTTCAAATGCTGGCATTACATCTATATCGTTCTGAGCCATTTCTTGCGAAATAAGCGCAATCTCTTCATCGGTAATGTCACGAGCGCCCAAGGCCTCAAGCTCTGCGCGTATGTCCGAGCGATGAGAAAGCTCTCTCTCACGATCATCTTTGCTCTTATGGTATGCGCGCCAAGCCTCTGCTTGATCCATGTCCTCACGAGCAAACACAAAGTTTCCTCTGCTTTCCTCTTTAACCGCTTCTATTAAAGCATTTGCATTTCTTTCTGGCAGAAACCCAGCCTCAAATGCCATCTCAGCCATGCCATCAGCATTAGTATCTGTCTTTGAGTTGCTGATGCCATTAACCATGTTGCCTGAGCTATTGAAATAACCAGCCCTAGCGCCATAGCCAATATTTTTAAATTCACCCCTAAACACTGGATCTTGGTCATTTATACCACCACGAGCGCGAATGAAATCGCTTAGGGTTTGCGGCCTTTTAACAGCTTTAGGCAAAACTATTGCAACATTTACACTTTGATCCGTTACGAGCTGGCGAACCGCAGTTTCGTATGTAACGCGACCGCCAGTAACACCATACATCTCACGAGTTTGCTTTACGACACGATCAGCCTTGGCCATCGCTTCGGCCTCAGTCATACGCGGGGGAAACTCAATAGGCACAACATCAGTACGAACAGGAGCCTCTGGCTCAGAAGCCCTGACTACAACCTCAGCATCTACATCAGCGCGAGCAAGCATTCCAGCAACAGTGCCAATACCTCCACCTAGAAACAGCCCAGCGCCAACATTCAGCAGAGCCTCGCCCATTGTGTAGTCAAGCTGCTGATCTCTTGAGAGGCCATAATATAGTGGCTCAGTGAGCAAGGCACCGGCAGTACCCTCTATGGCTCCGACCCTTGCTCTGCCACCTACACGACCAAATCTAGCAATCGACCTGGCCCTTCCAGCCTGACCAACGAAAGGAATAAACATTGTGGCGACTTCAACCGGATCTGTCGCCATTGCCAGCATACCGCCACCAAACTTGGCAACGCTAGGCACAAACCCCGTTGGGCTGCGAGAGATAATAGCATTGCGCATCATCTCTTCTTTTTTACCTTCAGCAATAAGCCTAGCTTCCTCAATAGAGGTTCGCTCTGTAAATGTTACAATCCCATCGTACATATCGTTAAGATCTTCTGGCTCTGCCATTCTGCCTTCATCAATGCTTTGCTGAAGCAGTGCATCTTTTTGGCCCTGGCTTTCCTGGTATAGGCCATCGAGCTTAGAAAGCAGCTCTTCGCGTTGGGTTGGATCTGTTGTTGTATCCAAGTCGTACTCAATAGCGGCTTGCAGATTGCGACGATCACGCTCTGCTTGTGCAAACTGTTCGCGCTGATCTTCAGTAAGTGCTGTTGTTGCCGCTTGACCCTGCTGGAATGCACGAGAAATCAACGTGCCGGTCATTGGCGTACCGGCCATCTCAGTCACAGCACGACCCAGAGAAACGCGAATATCATCTCCGGCAGTTAAGCGAGCAACCCTGTTCTCCGTTATGAGCGGTCTAGCTCTCATTCTGTTGTCCTGGCTCCGGTAGCAAACGCTTCTGATTCAGCAGCAAACCCAGCCGCCTCATCTATCTCGACTTGAAGGGGCGCGCGACCTACACCCGTTTGCTCTCTAATTATCTTTCTGCTTTCCCTCAAATAACCCGCCGCCTCATCAAGATCGCCCGTACCTTCTGGAGTTTTCGCATACATCTCATTAAGTATTCGAGACATTTCTGAGAATTTAACTTCATATTCAGATCCATCCCTGCTGAGAACGGGAAGCAATTCATCATTGACTGAATAGTGCAAAGTTAGACCGTCTCCGGTGCTATTGTTTAGCCACATTCCGTTGCTAGAAATTGCAGCAATACTTATGGCCTCATCAACAAAATCAGGATCTATTGAGGAATCTAGTGGCTGTAAGTCAAGCATTTTAAGAACTTGCTCATTAAAAAACATAGACGCATTTTGCTCTATAACCACGGCATCAAATTCAAATGGAATTACATATTTGCCCTGCCTGTTAAGAACCACCTGATCGAACTCTTTTATAATGTCGGCAACAGAATGCTCGGCAGCATCAATAGGTTTATATCCGTCTTTAAGCCTGGTTAGAGCCAGTTTTTCAATAACCATATATTGTTCATTAAATATCTGCTCGCCAATATTACCGCCACCAGCCATAAAGCCCTCACGATAATCTGCAACAAGCATGTTAATTGCTCTTCTGGTGTCGTTTATATCGGCAGGCTCCATGCTAACCTTAATATCTTCTATATTTCGACCAGATATTTCTAAAAGTTCTTTTTGAATATTAACATCGTTTATGTACAATGATTGCACATATTCTGGACGCATTCCTTGCGCCCTCAGTTCTTCAATAAATTTAGGCGCAACATCTCCAAGAATAGATGTAATTTCAGAAAACACGCCAGGCGCAATATCTGCTTCAAGGTTTTGAATGATATTCACCATTTGAGAGGCAAAAGCCTTTGGCATTATATTTCTTTGGGCTGGAGGAGTTTCCAAGTTATCAAATGCAATTTGAACCATATCATTAAGCATTAAAATTCCCTCTGCTGCGAGGCCAATGTCTCCATCGGCTATCACGCGTTGAATGTCCTCAATCATTCCAGCAACAGATTTATTTGTCTGAGCCAAAAAAAGCCCCGAATCTTTTTTAAGTGCATCACTCCTATTGGCAACAGCCTCCACCCATTCAATGTGACGTTTCGCAGCTTTGGTGGAATCTGGGGATGTGCTTACCTCAGCAAGTAGTTCTTGTGTTATTTCTTCAGCGCGAGCCGGTGACATATTTGATAGAGCGCCACGATTAAGAACATCTTCATTTGCATCAGCCCATGCCTCTTTGTAAGCGGCAGCTTGCTCTGGTGGGAAGATGTCATCAATCGCACCCTCGTCAATCTCATAGCCCTCTGGCGCTTCGCCAGTAACTCCAAGGACGGTTATAGCATTATTTAATTCACTGAGAGATTGCTGTTGCGCACGATTAACTTCAGACTTTAGATTGTTGTCGAGCGAGATCATAAAGGATCTATTCTGCTCATAGGTATAACCAGGCAGAGGATTCTCTTCATATTCCTTCAGCAATTCCTGCTTTGCGGCGATACCATCTGCATTATCATACAGATATAAGCGGTTTTGCCTAACAGCTTGCTTGAGCGTTGCGTCAACAACCCTGCGAGCGTTTTCTTCCTTTACGCCAAGCTCTAACTGAGTTTCTAATAGCTTTGCACCAGCAGCCTCGATGGTTTCTCTTGTTGCATCTGGCTGTATTGCGCTATCAAGTATTTCCTGAGAGCTAACAGAAACGATCTGAGTTACACGCTCTTTTGCAGCAGCTTCAGCTTTTTTAAATGCAATATCAGAATATCTGCCCTGATAGGTCATTGCACTATCACCTAAACGAGCAGACAGAACACCAGCAGCAACCGGATCAACCGCCTGCATAGAGGCAGCGTAGCCATCTTGAATATCTGCCATAGACGCCTCAAACGCAGGCATAGACATATTGCCTTTGTCAGCTTCACGAACAAGATTTTGCATGTCTTGTTTCGCCAGGCTTTCAATCTCAATAACAGCAATCCGATTAGCAGCATCAAATGCAGCGCGTTCTGCTATTGTAGTAGGCCCACCGGCCTCTTGTAGTGCTTGTAGGGTAGGCAAAGCGCCTTCTTCGCGCACACGCTCCTGACCTCGCAATTCCGCTGCTTGAGCGGCCTGTTTAAAGGCAAAGTCTGACATACGATCTACTTGCTGAGAAATGGTCTGGCCAAGCCTTGCCTGCTCACGCGTAGCCGCAAAGTCCATCTGTTGCGGCTGTCTGGTCTGTAAGCCGATGCGCTGATATCTGGGAAGGATAGCCATGTCTTAACCTATAATTGTCCGTATCTATATGCGCCCTGTCCAAGCGTACCGGCAGCGCCAACATAAGAGCTTAACTGAGCTGCTTGCCCCGCTTGTTTGTAAATGCCAGCTTGTGTGCTTGCCTGACCAAGAGCCATAACTGCATTGTCAGCAGCAACATTAAACTCTCTAACGCCTTCACCTGTTGCAAACTTTTGCAAGGTAGCAGCAGACCCAGATGTGGGATCGGCTCCAACAGCAGAACGAGCAATAATAGCCGCAAGCGTTTGATTGAGATTGCGCAAGGCATCAACGCCCTTTTGCTTGTACGCAAGTGCCTCAGATCTGCCGCGAAGCTCTGCTTGCCTGGCTTGTTCTTCATATTGCCTGCGCTGAGCATTACCCGCAGCTATTGATCCAGCAGCAGAAACTCCAGCCATAGCAAGCTGAAAGCCACCACTGGTTACTAATGGAGCTAAAACAGCCATATCAATTCCCCACGCTTAAACGATATTCTAAGCCTAGAACGGTCATTGCCAACGGCACATTCTGACTTACAGTTATTTGTCCGGTTCCACTATAGCCCAGCAAGCCGTGAACGGTTTTAGTGCCGGTAAATGGATCAACAGGTTTGTCTAAAACATTCTCGCCAAGGTTTCTAAACGGAACTTGCTTGCCGTTGATTGTCATATTCTGAGTGCCATTGACGATTGCATCAACCTGGATGATCCTTTTCTTGAACCCTTGAACAGATCCAGAGGATAAAGTCGGCTCGGCTGGCATTGTTTTGGCTGTCACCGTATAATCAAGCCCAGCAACGAAGGATGTTGTAGAAGCCGTTGCAAAGTCCACACGGCCATCGTGACTTGCAACCTTAGTGCCATCAATCACGCCATCGCGTATAATCTTAACAATTCTATCTCTAAGCCCAGTGCTGGTAACTTCTCCAGCAGCCCCTCCGGACACAGATCTATCTAAAGTAAGATTTGGATTAAACTTTTGCAGATGATAAGTGTTTGTAATATAGCTACTTACCCATGAATCACCGGCAGCATGAGCATCCCAGAATGCGCCAACAAACAATAATATTCTGGCATAGATATAATTATTACTTGTTACATCAGTAAAAGAAATCGTTGTCGGGCCTGGCCCATAAACAATTCTAATCAAAGTAACGTCACCATTTGCATTAATGGTTATTGTAGATGTGCCGTTGCCATATGATTCCCAAAACCCAGCATCCAAAGTTCCGACAGCGCCGTTCTTACCGAGATCTGCTCTTGGGTAGGAGTCAACAGTCTCCAGCAACCAAGCATATACACCACCGTCAGATGCGTCCTTTGTACCGGCAGCGATTTCGTTTATTGCTGCAGCAAGCCCATTGGTTGTATTCCAATCCATAACAGGAGCTTTAACGATTGTATAAACGTCTGAAATTTCCACACCAACAGCAATAAACTCACCGTCAGTTGTAAACCTACTAGGCGCAATCACGTTCTGGCCAACCAGAATAGAGTAAACAGCCATCGAGCCATCTGTGCCATTCACCACAAACAAGCGATCTGACTCATCTGTAGATGCTGCGCGACGAGCTGCAAGATCAACGGGGTTCTTTAGCAAGTGGGAGCTAAGAGCTGAAAGAGGCTGAACCTGATAAGATGCTGTTGTATCGCCAAACTGAAACGCATTCAGAGATTTTCCCTGCCTTTGAATAAAGACAGACGCGCCGTTTAAATCTTCGATAGGCACACCAGGCTTAGATCCGAGCCTGGTTTGTGGTCTTATAAAAAAGCTCGATGGCGTAATTGGATCATCAGTTGATTGTATTACAGCGAACTCACCGCCCGTTGTGAATATTCGCAAGTCATTGCCTGAGAACAAATTAACAATGCTGTTAAGCTGGTTTGTGTTAATCGTTGCCTCAACTGACTCATCGTCAAGACCAGTGCCAGGATTGAAGTCAAAGTAATTAATTACATTAGATCCCCAGATCGTATTCTGCCTGGACTTAGATCCACCAAAGTACAAACGCCCTTCGTGGAATGCAGCAGACTTAGCCCAGCCCCTTGTAGTTGACCACACATCCTCATAGCCATGCTCACTCTCCCAGTTACCGGCTGTAACAGCACTGGTATCAAAGAAGTTTACTTCAACAACAGCCTTCATTTCTGTAGAGGAAACAAACTCCACATACCGAGCGCGGCCAAAGGTGCTAATAACCTGAGCATATTCGCCAACAGCAGAAGCGGCAAATGGCTCAACCTTGTATCCTGTTGTGTTGTCTGGCGCTGTAGTCCAGGCGGGATAAACAGTTAGAACCTTTGTGGAAGCAACATAGTCCTCAACATGGCGCGTTTGCCCTGAGCCAGTACCAGATGTTAAAGTAATAAACATTCCGTTTGGCTGATCGTCAGAGCTAAAGCTAGATGAGGATTTAAGAGTAATTGTTTCAGCACCACCAGCCTGAGCTGTTCCTGTGTCTGTCGTTGCAGCCGAGGCCGTAATTGTAATATTACCAGTGGTGGCGCTAGGCGTAATGGTAAAGTTAGGCTGGTGCGTATCAAACGCATAAGCGTACTGAGGCAAGTTCGTCAGAGGCAAGTTTTCTAGCGTCCAAGACGTATCGCTGTTTCTCACCAGGCGTTTGGTTTGTAGATCCTCATGGCAGAGAATAAGCGTATCAACCGCCTGCGTGTAGTTAATCTCATCGAGCATAGCAGCAGTTATATCAGTGGCCGCAATATAATCATTGCCAGAGGCATTTATGTTTGTTTGCAGCACTCCAGCCTTAAAAACATAAATCCTTTGATTGACCAGAACTAAAAGATAGCTGTCATTTACGCTGAACTCAAAGGGAATGATTTTAAAATCTGTAAACGTAGCCCCAAAGTCATAGATGAACTGAAGCCCATCACGGCGACGAAACCCGCCTTGAGGCTGAATGATTACATTCGTAGCTTCTTCCAGGGCATTCTGATATTGCTGTAGATCCGTTCTAGCACGAATAAGCGGATCAAGCTCGCCAACCGAGAAATTGGTTTGGAACTGTATTACCCGCATTTTAGTACCTTACACTGATTAAAGAATAGTCCTCAATAACTTGCGGCGGCTTTCCTCGTCCATCAATATTCATGGCGGCTCGCATTTTACCACCACGCCCAGAATCAGCCGGTGTGCCATATGCCTCTGCCCTGAAGTAATCAGCCTTAGAGATTTGATCTGTTATAACGAAAGATAGCTTAGAAGCTAACGCATAGGTGAGCAGCTCAATAAAGTAGGGCGGCATTTTGCTTTCATCTACTGTCGCCTGGTAGTCAATGTAGACTTCCTCAAAGTTTGTATAGACCTGATCCTGATAGACTTCCCAGCCGTATCTTACCGGCAACTGGCCAATGCCGGAGCTTTGAAACAACGCTATAACGCCAGAAAGCATATCGCCTGGCATTTGATAAGCATACTTCCATTCGTCTACTGGAGCGGCAGCCAATCGAGCGAGCTGTTCTTTTTGAACGCTCCAGCTCCAAAGGTAGCTTGATAAAAGAGTATCGCGCAGATCTGGGTATAATCTATCGCAAGCCTGGGCCGCATCGCTTCCTTCTGTAAACGAAGAAATGGGCGCGGCACCCAACAGGATTAGAGCATCTGAGCAGATTGAGAGTGAAGTATCACCAGCGGCCATATTGCCCTCCTGTTAGTGGGGAAGGGGAGCCGAAGCCCCCCAACCTTTAGATAACTGCCGTTGTAATAACGCCAGATGTATTTGTAGCAACAAGGGTCTGACCACCATCGCTACCGTATGTATAGATCCAATCACCAGTAGTGATAAGAGCTTGAACGGTATTGAAGTAACCAGAACCAGCAATAGCAGCTTTGTTGTCACCAGATGACTTATAGCTATAAATTGCTGGAGCATTGCCGCTTTTAGAAGCGCCAACTGTTGCCCAATTTGCAGATGCGAATGCCATTGTCTAATCTCCTAATTATTCGGTGCAAGAAATTTTGACAATGCCTTCACCGTCGATTGCAACAGAACCGGCAGAGAACATCGAGCTAACCAAGAATGACGTTTTTTCTGGAACGTAATTTACTTCGGTTTTCTGCGACATTGACTCAGCGTAGCCCATTGAATCCTGGTGCCAAGCAAAACAGGTGCGAGTAGAAGGCTTAGGAATACCACCCTCATCACGATCACCCATAGTCAAAATGGTGAAGCCCATGAACGTGTTGATCTCACCTTGCACAAGAGCCTTTACAGCAGCAAAGTCTTGGCTAGTGATTTCAGTTTCACCAAGCAATGCGTCAAGCTGAGAAGCATGCATGAGCAACCTACGATTTTCTGAAGGTACGTTCTTCTCATTCAATGCTTTAGCTGTAGCGCGTAGCTTTTCAATGTTCATGTTGGTGCCAGCACCGCCCACAGTTGTTGCAACTGTAGATGTACCAGTGGCCGCGTTCAGAGCATCAATCATAATCTGATCCATACGGCGAGCGATAGATTTAGATACGACTTGAACCAACTCAGAGCGCTCATCAAAGTTGATGTGCGATTGCTGGAAGATGTCTGAATATTCTGCCGCGATGTAATCTTCCATCGTTGCAGTTACTCGACCATAAGTCACGTTTAGTGGTGTGACATCAGTTTGTGGAACGCGAAGTGTAGCAACACCTTTTCCGATTGTGGGAAACTTTACAGTATTACCGGCTACTCCGGTGCGTGTCCGCATCGTGCCGCGAAGCAGCGATTCGGCTTGATACGCTTGTTTGACCTCAGAGTCGAAAAGATCAACAAACGCCGTTGTGACGTTCTGCGCCATTGCAGATACCTCCTATTGGGTTTCAACAAAACGCTTCCGTTATCCGAGGGTCGGGCGGTCGCTTGCGCGTTATGGCCGCGCCAGCCAGTAGAATACTACATCCAACGGGCCGGTGCGCGGTTAGCCGT